GGGGAAGAGTAGCATCTAATGCACTTATTGGTGGTGCATTTCCTTTACTTTTTGGTCAAGGTGCTGCTGCATCTGCTGGTGGTGCTTTAGGTGGTGCTGCTGGTGGTTTATTAGGTGGACAATTTGGCTTTGCGTTATCTCTTGTTGGTACTCAAATAGGTTCAGCTATATCGCAGCTTGTTGCTGGTGCAGGAGAATTAGGACAAGCTATAGGTTCATTTGCACAAGATACACAAGCAGTAACAACTGCTATTGGTTTACAAAACTCAGCAGAACAGGCCAGATTAAATTTAATTGAAGAAGTAGAAGGAAAAACAGCAGCTTTTAATGCTTCCATGAAGTTACTTAGACAAGAAGTAGGAGAAGGTGGTGTTAAAGCTTTACAGAGATTTGGAGAGACTCAAAGAATAATAAATCGTACTTTTGCAACCCTAGGTACTAATTTACAGTCAATAGCAGCAAGAATTGTTAATTTTGTTTTAGAAATTACAGGAATTGAAAAAGAATTAAATTTAGCTGAAGCCCAAAGAATTGTTCAAAGTCAAGCAATTTTAACGGGTGATCCAAAGGCAAAACAATTAGCTAAAGATATACAAGAGACAAAAAGAGCACCTAGAGAAGGTTCTTTAGCTACAGGAGGAATAGTTGGTTTAATTCCAGGTACTGATAAAGCTAGATTAGCTGAAAAAGCAAAAGAAACTGATGAAGCAGTTCTTCAATTTGCTCAAGAAGTAAAAATTAATAATCAATTAGATTTACGTTTTAAAAAATTAACATCAATAGCTAAATCAAAAAAGGATGAACTTGATTTAAATAAAAGAGTTAATAAACTTTCAGAAACACATAATAAAGAATTAGCAACTGAGATAGCAAAGATAAATCAAAAATTTGATAAACAAAAACAGATATTACAAGGTGAAATAGGTGAACTTCAATTTAAATTTATGAAAGGAGAATTAGATAAAAATGAAATTATACTTCTTGATCAAAAGATAAAAAGATTACAAGATTTAGGTATTCTTCAAAAAGATGTTGTTGATGATACGATTACTTTAGGAGATGCAACAGATAAAGTAGGAGAAGCTTTTGAAAAGTTAAATCAAACTATTAGAAATGATATTAAAGAAGGTATAAAAGGACTTATTAAAGGAACTTCTACTCTTGGTGATCTGTTAAATAATGTTGCTGATAGATTTTTAGATTTAGCATTAAACCAAGCACTGTTTGGTAGTGCTGCTGGAGAATTTACAAAAGGTAAAGGTGGTGGAATATTTGGTGCGATTGCTGGAATGTTTGCTAACGGAGGTAGGCCACCAGTAGGCAGACCTTCAATTGTAGGAGAAAGAGGCCCAGAATTATTCGTACCAAGAACATCTGGAACGATTGTGCCAAATAATAAACTTGGAGGTGGCAATAATACAAGTGTTGTTGTTAATGTAGACGCATCAGGTTCAGATGTTCAAGGTGATGATGCTGGAGCGAAAGAACTTGGTGGACTTATATCTGTTGCAGTTCAAAGTGAACTTGTCAGACAACAAAGACCTGGAGGACTTCTTTCTAGTATTCGTTAATGGCTACTTTTCCTAGTTACAACCCATCATATTCTGCTACAAAACGTAGTCAGCCAAAGTTAAGAGTTACTCAGTTTGGTGACGGCTATCAGCAGCGCACTTCATTTGGCTTAAATCAAGATCCAAAAGTTTGGAGTCTTACGTTTAATGTAGATGATGAAGATGCGGATGAAATTGAAACATTTTTAGAAGCAAGAGGAAAAGATGGTGCATCATTTACTTGGTCGCCACCTGACGAAACCGCAAGCTATCAGTGGATATGCAGAAGTTTTAACAGAGAAATGTTTGAGTTTCAAAGAAACAGAATTACAGCAAGTTTTGAACAAGTATTTGAACCCTAATGGCAGTACCAGTTTCAGACTTACAATCAATAAATCCTGGAGCAATTATTGAATTGTTTACGTTGACGTTAGATTCAACATTACATGGTTCTTCCACTGTTCATCGTTTTCATAACGGTTCAAATATGAACCTTAATGGAAATATTGTATGGGCTGGTAATAGTTATGAAAAGTTTCCGATTCAATGTGAAGGATTCGATTTTGGTTCTACAGGTACTTTACCTAGACCTACAATTTCTGTAAGTAATATCTTTGGAACGATTACTGCACTTTTACAAGCTGCTAACCAAACAACTGTTGGTAACGATTTAAATGGAACAAAGTTAGTCAGAATTAGAACATTAGCTAAATTTTTGGATGCTGTTAATTTTGAGGGCAATACAAATCCTTATGGAACACCTGATCCAACGGCAGAGTTTCCTCAAGAAATTTACTTTTTAGATAGAAAAATAACTGAAAATAGAGATGTTGTTCAATGGGAAGCTATTTCAGCACTTGATTTAGTAAATGTAAAACTACCGAAGAGGATAGCAACTAGAGCAATATTCCCTGGCATTGGTACGTTTGTAGGATGACTTGGAAAGATATTGCATTGAAACACGCAAAAGAAGATGCACCACATGAAGCTTGTGGTCTTTTAGCTGTTTATAAAGGTAAAGAAAAATATTTTCCCTGTAAAAATCTTGCTGAAGATTTAGAAGATCAGTTTGTTATTGATCCTGATGATTGGGTAAAAGCTGAAGATGTTGGTGAAATAGTTGCGGTTTTTCATAGTCATCCAAATCATCCTCCTGTTCCTAGCCAAGCTGATCTTGCAAGTTGTGAATATTTAGACTTACCTTTTTATATAGTTACTCCAGAACCAGAGCAATGGAATTATTTTGAACCTTCTGGCTATAAAAAAGGATTGATAGGTAGAGAATGGGTATGGGATGTACAGGATTGTTGGAGTTTGATTACTGATTGGTATAAAGAAAAAAAAAATATAGAGATTAAACATTGGAAACGACCAAAAAGTCCAGAAGAGTTTGCAGAGAATCCTTTATTTGAATATGCTTTACCTAGATTAGGTTTTACGGAAATAGATGATAATGTTGAAACAGAAATTGGAGATGTTTTGCTTTTTAATACATATAAAAACACATTAAGTCATGTAGCTTTATATGTAGGAGATCAAACTATTCTTCATCACTGTCAAAAAAGACTTAGCTGTAGAGAAACTTATGATCAAAAGTATATAGAATGTACAAAGAAGAGGTATCGCTATGCTCAATAAAATAAAAGTTTATGGCAGATTAGCTCGTTTTTTAGGGCAACGTACTTTTGAAGCTGAAATTAATACACCTATTGATTCGTTTAAATTTCTGTTAGCAAACTTTCCTCATTTGGAGCGTCATATGATGGAGCAAACTTATCAAGTAAAAGTAGGAAAGACTGATATTAGTGAAGATGATTTACTTGATCCTTTAGGTCAACAAGAAATAAAAATTGTTCCTGTAGCTGTAGGTGCAAAAGATATTTTTAAAGGTATTGGTAAAGTTTTAACAGGAGCAGCGATTGTCGGAGCAGTAGCACTTACTGGTGGTTTTGGTGCTTTTGGTGCAACAGGTGTTACGGGTGCTGGGTTTACTGGGTTAGGTTTTAGTGCAGGAGTAGGCGGGGGATTAGGTGCTAGTTTAGCAGCAGCAGCAGGAAACTTTGGTATCTATTTGGCATTATCAGGTGCAGCAGAGATGCTTACCCCTGTCCCCAAACCCCCTGGAGTATCAGACGATCCACAATCACAGAACTTTTCGTTTAGTGGGGTACAAAATACATCAAGAGCAGGAACAGCTTTGCCTATAATTTATGGAGAAATATTCGCTGGATCGCTAGTAGTATCGGCAGGAATTGATACAGTACAGATAAAAGGTACAGCGTAAATGGGAATTGTTAATCGTTCTGAAGATGATGTAGTAGTAGATTCTACGTTACCGTCTGATGCTTTATCCAGTAAACAGTTTGCTACTATTGTCGATGTTCTTAGTGAAGGTGAAATAGAAGGTTTTCCATCAGCAGCAGCATTTACTCCAGGGACAACTAATTACAATAACGCAGCATTGAAAGATGTTTATTTAGGAAAAACTCCAGTATTAAGAGCTAATGCTGATGTAACTGATCTTCAGGATACAGATTTTAATTTTCAAAATGTAGAATTTGAACCTCGATTTGGAACAAATGATCAAAATTTTATTCCTGGGATTAAAAACATAGAAACAGAAACAAATGTTGGAGTGAAGGTAGAAAAAGGA